CACGGATACCTGGAGTCTTGGAGTCAGTTGTCCAGTACCCGTGGAGCTTCAGCTTGTATTTCTCAACGTCGCCATTGCGTGCGACTGAGATCTTGCGACATGCCTTTGCGACATCCGCGTATGAAGCTAATGACTCCAACGGGCGTGGGTAATGGCGTCCTAGGAAGAAAGTACCATTCTCCGGACGCGAAAACGACACTTTAAGGATCATCCCGATAGTCCCTGTGATGTATGTCGCGGCCTCGTTCCAATCCGCGTCAGAGATGTTGGGAAGATGAGCTCCCACGCCGTCGTCGCCGAACTTTGGGCCAATGACAGCGTAGGGAATGCTCCAGATGTCGGGCGTGTTGTCAGTGAACATGAAGTCACCCCAGAAAATGTGAGCTAGGGTGGTGTGCTCGGAATAGTACGCAAGCGCAGTGCGGATGGTGCTCTTCCTGACAATGCCGAAATCCAATTCCTTGCCGTGTCGCAACCGGTAGGTATGCTTCGTGACTGCATAGCACGTCGTCACGAACTCAACGAAAGCAGCAACCAGCGTGTTGAGCTCCGTGGTCACGCCAGAGCCGCTGTTATTCTTGTAGCCAGTGTTGACCAACTTACCGTTGAGCATCGTGGTGATGTCCACATTATCCTCGAGGGTCTTCTTCACTTCCTCGTAATCGGACGGGTGGACAAACGCCAGGACGAACTTGACGAAAATCGACTTGTAAATGTACTCGCTGATCGTTTCATCCATCTTGGTGTAATCCGTGTCGTGCACACCGCTCACCTGGTGTATCCCATCGTCATTGCTGGCCTCCATCGCAAGCTGAGTGAGATTGCGAATGGCGGTGGCAATATCATGTGGAGAACCCCCGGGCATGAAGAATCCGCAGTGCTTGAGTACTTCCTTGATAAGGAGGCCAACTCGTCCAGTCTGAATGGCCAATTCCTCGTTCAACTGCGTGATTCCTCGCGGCGCGGCACTCGCCTTTGGCCCCACCTCATCCTTGAGGTTTGTCTTAGGGAGAGCAGGGCGAGCGAGAAGTTCGGCATAGCGTTGTAGACGCGCGGCTTGGAGCGCCTGCGTGCGCCGATCAAAGATCACTTGCGGAGCACACAGTGTAACCGATCCCAAGGCGATGCCGGATTCGCCAGAGACCTGGTCGATGAAGCGAGCGAGCAGCATGTCAAGAACCTCCTTGAAGGGAGCCGGTGGCTCAATCTTGTTGCTGTATTTCTCGAGACGCTTCTTCTTGTACGCGTCATGCGCAGCATCGGACTTCGTATCTGCCACGCCAGGACCGCCGCCAAAGGCATTCGGCGCGCCTTCAGTTGCGGTCCCAACCTCGGCAACGTCATCGTCAAGTGACCCATCCTGACGAGTGTACATAATGTTAGGCCGAGGTCGATACTCGATGGGAATCCCGAAGTAGGACACCAAAATTGGCTCTAGTCCTCCCGGGCGCCAGATGGTGTGCATCTGCATGGTGCGCTTGACTTCAGAGACACCATACCCTTTCGGGCGGTTCTTCCCCATGAGGTTGAACACTTTGTACTGGTTCTCCGTCAATTCCATCGAGGTCTCAGGCCCCATGTCGTAAGCGTACTTAATGCTGTACGTAGGGCTTGCGGATTCACCGAACAGCCCACACAAGAATGTATCCTGTTTGAGCTTGGAGTCCCCCTGGACGACGACGACGTTGTCTGCCTTCTTCAGTGGCACGCCATCGAAGGGACTGCCCTGGACCACGTTCATCATCAAGTCGCAGACCGTCTTCGATAGATTCGTAGTCGTGTTGCGAGCCAGCCAGACCCACTTGTGATGTGAGCCCGCCTGGTATTGGATGGAGACGTTGTACGTCGTGAACGCAGTGTGGCCAGGGTGTTCGATGTAGATGAAGTCGTTAGCCGTGTAGTTCCATGGGCGCTGAGTGCTGTACGTCGCACCGTTGGATCCAGCGACCCGTTCAACGACGACGACTTCCCCGTCGTGTTCGGTGTAGTACCAGTTAGAGTCAGTG